ATGTCTCAATTCAGTTCGATCCTCGAAGTTCTCGCCATCGAAAACGAAGTCCGCACCAGCAAGCGCACGGGCAAGGACTACAACCACTTCGCGGCCCGTTGCGTGCTGCGCGACGAAAAGGGCGGTGTGGTCACCGTGGGCACGCTGCGCAGCGATCAGGTGATGCCCGAGCTGCGCGAGCAGATGAAGGTCGGTCTGTTTGCTGCCACGTTCTCGCTGCGCGTGCCCGACTTCGGCGACTCGAAGGGCGACATCGTCTCCATGCTCACGGGCTTCGTGCCCGCGCAGGGCCGTCTTCCGCAGCAGCCGCAAGCTCCGAAGGCTTCGTGATGCTGTCCCCGTCAATAGCGCTCGCGTTCGCCTTCGCTGGCTTTTTGCTGGCGCTGTTGGTGGTGACGCTGATCTGGATCGATGGTGGGCGTGCTGAGCGTCTTGAACGTATTGAGCGTGCCCGCCGCCGCGATCACTCGAAGGTGCCTCCAATTCACGCTGCTTCTCGCTGATCCGAGGAAAAACCATGGCTGCAATTGATGTGTCTGCCCTCGGTACTGCGTTGCTTGAGAACGCTCAGGCTGTGTCGCTCGTCGGCGTTGCTTGTCTCGGCATATGGGGTGCCATCACCGCGTTTCGGGTGATCCGTGATTTGCTTGAAATCGGTCCGTCGTTGTCGTCTGGTCGCGGTGCTGGTGGCGGTGGCGGGTCGTCTTCGGTGGATCGTCTGGCCGAGGCTCGCGAGCACGCGCAGCAGATGCAGTTGGTCGGCGAGGGGCAGTCTGCTGCTTACGCAGAGGCTGAGTCTCGCGATCAGTTCGATGCCGATTGGGCGGCATTCGAGCGAGAGCAAGCGGGTGAGAAGTGATGCGCTGGCTCATCCGCACATTTGGCCGTAGCTTCGTCTGGAAGCTCGGCGCCTTTGCGGCGGTCGCCGTTGTGGCTTTCGTCAAGGCGTATTTCTGATGGCTGATCCGACTGTCATCGATTGCGCATCCGCGTGCACCGTGACCGTGGTGCACGAGCTGTCTCTTCCCCCGCTTCAGTTGAGCACTGAAGAGGGGGCACAAATCGCGCTCGCCATCAGCGCGGTGTGGGTAGTCGGATGGGCCATTCGCATGGTTCTGAAGACGCTCAATTCATCCGATGGAAATCAACCTGAGTAAAGGAAATTTCGACATGAACGCAAACATCGTTCGCGGCCTGGTTGCCGCTGGTGCTCTGACCCTCGTGGGCGGCGCAAATGCTGCTGCAGTGGACGTGGCCGCCGTGGTCACCGACATCGGCGCACAGGCCGCTCCGATTGGCCTCGTTGGCGTGGCCGTGCTGCTGATCTATGGCGCCGTCAAGGCCTTCAAGTGGGTGCGTTCGGCTCTGAGCTGATCCCCCGCTGAGCGCACCTGGTGGACGCGCCAGGTGCCTTGTTCAAAGCGGTCATGGTGACTGCTTCGCACAGGGCAACGACATATGGGCCTCTTCGTCATCATCGCAATCCTGGGGGCGCTGTGGCTCATCTTCACCGCCTGATCTTCGCCGTCCTCGTGACGGTTTTTTCGTTGGCGGTGCAGGCTTCGATTCCTACGGTGCCGCAGGTCAGTGGTACTTGGGGCTGGGGTGGTCCCGGTGCCTCGGCGGTGGGGGCGAGCGCGGCGGAGGTGTGCGCTGCTTTGACGCCTGCGTTTATCACGCAGTACACGGCTCCGGGCGTGACTGGTTTCAACGTGGTGGTGGGGCAGGAACCTACGGTGACGGTCTCAGGTTATTGCCAGGGCTCGTATGTGCATCCCGATGGCGATGTGCGCTATCCGGCACGAGCGACGCTGTATCTGAGCGGTGGCGTGACTTGCCCTCCGAATAGCACGCTGTCGGGTGGTGCGTGCGTGTGCACGCCGTCGATGGTCGAGGATTCGACGCATACGTCGTGTGTTCCTCCGCCCGATCCTTGTGGTGCATTGAAGGGTCAGAGTGCGGGTAACTGGTGGCGCGATACGGGTGATGACAACGGTCTGCCCGCCAAGATTGGGTTCAGCGTGTGTGACAAGTATCAGTCGGTTGGGAGCGGGCTGTGCGTCGCTAGCGTGCCTGCTACAGGTGGCCTGTGTGTTCAGACTGAGGGCGGGTGGTGGCGTTGCACTGGTCAGGCGTTTTATACGGGTAGCAAGGCGGCTGATCCGTCGAAGTGCTCGCTTGCGGGGCCTGGTGGGTCCGGCAATAGTCCCGCCGATCCCATGCCTGCTACGCCGCCGTCGGGTAATCCGCCGCAGGCGCCGTCGCAGCCCGACCCGAATACAGCGGCGCCTGCGCCGTGTCCGGCAGGGCAAGCGCCGGGAACTATTAATGGTACGTCTGTGTGTAGGCCGACTGGTGGTGACCGGCCTGCGACGGGTTCCGCGCCTGGCACCGGTAGCACGACCAGAAACAACAGCGACGGTAGTTCCACCACGAGCACGACTTCGGGGACAACTAGATGCGCGGAGGGTCAGTGCACGACGACAACGAACAATGTCAATACCACTATCAACGCGCCGGGCAACACCACGTGTCCGACGGGTCAGACTGCAGGGACGACGATGGTGAATGGTCAGAGCCGAACTACGTGCACGGGCACGAGCTCTGCTACTACCTCTCAGGCGCAGTCTGAGTTCTGCACGGCTAATCCAAAGGACAAGCAATGCGGTGGTGATGGCGCTGACACGAGTTTTGGCGGGTCCTGTGCGAGTGGCTTCAAGGCAGTGAGCGATGACGCGGTGCTTAATGCGATGGCTGAGGAACAGTACAGGCGCAACTGCGAAGTGCTGCGGACGGATACCGAGCCCTCAGCCTGGGCGGCCGCTGAAGGCGCGAAGACGGGCAATGCTATGGACGGCAATCCGAACAACGACTCGGTGAGCGTCGGGCCGGGTAACTTTGATCAGTCTGACGCGCTTGGTGGCGGTGGCTGCAATCTCAACAAGACTTTCACGGTGCGTGGCTTGACTGTCAACATGCCGTGGAATGTGCTGTGCGACCCGCTTGCAATGCTGGGTCAGATTTTGGTTGCCGTCTCGCTCCTGCTGGCGGCTCGTATCGTCACAAGGGGGTAACCATGCCAGCCATCATCGCCTTGCTCTTGCGCGGGCTTCTGTGGGTCTCTGGGAGCATCGCCGGCCAGGTGCTGCTTCGTCTCGGTATCGGCGTCGTCACGTACACCGGCACCAATGCCAGTTTGGCCTGGCTGAAGTCGCAGGCCGTGTCCGCGTTGCAGGGCATGGGTGGGGAGTACATCGCCTTGCTCTCGTACATGAAGGTCGGCGTTTGCATCAGCATCGTCACGAGCGCCATCGTCGCGCGGGCCGTTGTGACGGGCGTCACGAGCGACAAGGTCAAGCGCTGGGTGATGAAGTAATGCTGTACCTGCGTACCGGAGCGAACGGCTCCTGCAAGTCCCTCTTCACGCTCAAGGATGTTCGCGAGAAGCAGCTCGCCGAGTTGAGGCCGGTCTGCGTGATCGTCGGCGACGACACGGATCCGACCAGGCAGTACGTGAAGATCAAGCCGGCCGTCATGGCGGAGTTCGGCTGGAAGACTTGCCAGTTCAAGGACTGGTGGGCGCAGGCCGATGGCACGATCTTCCTGGCCGATGAGTGCCACAACTACCTGCCGAAGCGCCCTAACGGCTCGGCGGTGCCGCAGCACGTCAGCCGCCTGGCGGAGCATCGTGCGCGCGGCATGGACTTCTTTTTGCTCACCCAGCATCCGAGCAACATCGATAGCTTCGTGACGAAGCTCGTGGGCTCGCCTGGTTGGCACCAGCACCTCAAGCGCGCGTTCGGAGCGTCGAACACCACGAGCGTGATTCAGTGGTCGGCGGTCAATAACCAGTGTGAGAAGGATGGCTCGGGCAAGTCTGGCCAGGTCGACATGCGCGGGCAGCCGAAGGAGGTCTACGCTTGGTACGACAGCGCCGAGTTGCACACCGGCAAGCGCAAGATTCCTCGCCAGTTCTGGATGGTGGTGTTCGGCGCGCCGCTCGCATTCGGCATGCTCTTTTTCGCCGGCAAGCTGCTTTGGGATCGCACCCAGAAGAAGCCGGCCGTCGAGGTTTCGCAGCCTGGCCAGGCTGGATCTGGCGGGCCTGGTTCACCAGCTGCAGCACGTGATCACGTGATGACAGCCGCTGAGTACGCGGCGAGCTATCGGCCGCGCATTGCTGGCCTGATGCATACGGCCCCGGCCTACGACAAGCTGACAGAGCCGAAGCGCGTGCCCGTGGCGGCGGCATGCGTCTCGATGCCGTCGAAGGGTTGCAAGTGCTATACGCAGGATGCGACGCCGTACCCCATTGATCAGGCGATGTGCGAGAGCCTAGTGAGGCACGGTGCGTTTTACGCGTTCGCGGCCGAAGGTGAGCGCAAGGTGTATGACCAGCCGCGAATGGCCCGCCAAGGCCCGGAAACGGCCCTTTCCGGGCCTGCGGCGCCGGTCTTGATCGATGGTGGTCCGAAGTCGCCGGGCGCGTCTACGACGGTCGCGTCGGCCGTGCCACCGGATCTTGGTAGTCAGCCGCGTGTCCGGCCTGGCTCGCCCTGGTCGTTTGAGCTGCCGGCGCGGTGACCTCAGTGAAGGGTGAAGCTGTACACGTTGAACGTCTCGCGGCATCGTGCCAGGTGTGCGGCGTATCCAGTCAGTTCGGTGCTGGTGCGCTCGCTGATGTGGATCTGGGCCTTCTTCACTTGTGCGGCCAGCTTGCGTGCCCTTTTGCTGGCTGCGCGTACCCAGTCCGGGGTCACGGGCGGTTCGGGGTAGCGGATGCGGCCAGCGGCCTTGAACGTTGCGCCGCGCAGGCTGCGGATGGCGCGCAGGGCTTTCGTCGTTGGGCGCGCGGTGGCCCACACCAGCATGCGCGCGAAGGGCAGCGGCAGTTGCAGCGCCATGGCGTCGGGGTGCTTGCGGTAGTTGGCTGCGATCATGGTGTGGGTCTTTCGGTAATACCTTCAGCAGTCGCTTCCTCGTTCCCCCGCAGGGCGGGGGCGGAGGGGGTGGGTTGCTCATGCAACAAGAAAAGTCCGGCCAGTGCCGGAACCCCGCATAGAAAACACCCCCGTTGCGCCCCTCGCAAAAGCGCGGGGTCAACGGGGGTGTTTGCGGGGTTCCAAGCTGGTCGGACTTTTCCGGGCGTAGCGGGGACAAAAGCACCAGGCGTGACAAAGCGAAGCGACAAGGCGAAGCCGACTGGCGCGACTGGTGACTTGTCGCCGCGGCTAGACGCTCATGGCACGTGTGCGGCTCTGCCTATGCGACTGCACGCTGCGCGTTTCGTCCTGGTGGCCCTGGGGGTTGCGGGAGCGACTGCAGCCGCGCGCGGGGGGCCGAAGGATAGGCGCGGAGCGCCAGCCGAGGCCGCGCGCAGCGCGGCCGTAACTTGTTCTTAAAACACTTTGGAACACTGTACAAATGCCGCGCTTCTCAGTCGCAATTTCTGATGAGTTGTTTGCTCGGTTGGAGGCCGCACGGGCCACGGTTGCGAAGCGCCGTTCCGGGTATTGGTCTTCGTGGGCGAAGCCCTGGTCGCGTGATGCCACTGCGGCCTATCTGATTGGGCTCGGGCTGGATCGCCTCGAGCAGATGAATCAATCGCCTCGAGGTGCTGACCTCGGTAATTTGAATCAACTGGTCGACGACGAGCGTTGACCAAAAAAAGACCCGGCGACGCGTCAACGTCCCGGGTCCGGATCGGCAGAGAGTCTTAGGAGGAAACCATGCCAATGGAGAAGTATGTTAACGGCCTTTGGTTTGAGGGGGTAGTGGTCCCTGACAAGTGGGTCATTCGCACCTGGGAGGCCAACGGTGTCATGGAGCGAAGTGCAGCGCCCTACGTTATGTGGCGCGAGGTTCACGATTTCGGGTTCAAGCGGGATGGTTGGACGCCGATTCGCCCAATTGATCCGGTCGAGGATGCCGAGCTGATCGAGGAAAGGCGCGAGAAGGCCCTCAGATCGGCCGCCAGCAGGGCTAAGACGACTTGCCGCAGGGTGATCATCACCGAGGGCTTTAACGAGCTTCTGACGCTCACCTATCGCGAGAACCAAGAGGACCGCGAGCTGTGCAAGGCCCACTTCAAGGAATGGGTTCGTCGGATGAAGCGAGCCCTCGGGGGGCAGTTTCGTTACTGCGCCGCGTTTGAGCGGCAGGAACGCGGCTCAATGCACGTGCATCTGGCGACGCACAAGCTGCCGAAAAATCCGATGTACGAGGGCGTGCGAATTAAGGCTTTCGAGCTTGGCACCAAGGTCTGGCATTCCATCGTTGGCAAGGACAACGGGTTGTGCTTCGTCGGCGGAAAGAAGCGCGGCAAATGGCACCGTAAGTGGACCCTTGCAAAGATGGCCGCCTACGTCTCGAAGTACATCACCAAGGACTACAAGGACGCGCCGAGTGAGTCCAACCGGTACAGCCGCAGCAACGGTGTCCAGGTGGGCGAGGTTCACACCATGGAGGTTGAGTGCAGCTACGCCGAGCTGATCGGTCTGTGCTACGAGCATCTGCCCGGCGACACGACGATTGCGCTGCGGGCGAACCACTTCAACGATCGGTTGTGGTTTTGTAAGGAGGCGGGGCCTCCCGAGGGTGCGTTGATGACGGCCTATGCGCGCTAG